CGGGTCCAGGCGGCAGAGTATTATGCCAGAACACCGCCAGACATTGTGGCAAAACAAGCGGAAATTGCGGCAAAATTTTTTAACAATGCCCTGCTGGTGCCTGAAATTGACGGCCCTGGTATGGCCGTCGTCAAAGACTTGCTCGATTCTGGATACCAAAATCTTTACGTTAGAAATATCGGTGCGGCAAACTGGACACAGCGGTTTGGCTTTAGAACACAAGCTAAAGATAAAAGAGATTCAGCTATTGCAGCACTGGCAAAAGCAATCAGATTACGGACACACACCTTCAATTCACTCCGGCTTTTGAGCGAGTGCAAGGTGTTTATTGAGACAGCAACTAAACGGTGTGAAGCCATGCCTGGGGAACATGATGATGCCGTCATGTCAATGGCCATAGCCATATATGTTGACTCAGAGATGGAAGATGCGGCAATATCAAACCCGGTTGTAAAGAAAGAAAATCTTTCATATGACTCTGTCGCGAGGCTTACGCCGAGTTTTGATGAAGAGAGGGATTCGCATTTAGGCAAATGGTGGTAGTTCTTTCAATTGTTGCTTTTTGTTGTTTGGTGTTTACCGGTGCGGGTTGTTTCGTTTTGTTAGACTGGAATCGGCGCGAAAACAGAAAGCTGTTGCTTGAGCAGGCCCAGTCTAATCAGGCCTCTTGGGAAGAATTTGAGGCGCGTCACAAAGAGTCGTTTGAAAGAAGCTATATTGATCAAAGCGTTTAGGGGGTTGCATGGCAATTGAGGAGCGAGGAAGAAAGGGTCCAGATGGCGGCAAGGTTATCCCCGGGAAAGAGGGGAGTCAGGGTTACACTGGAAGCTATGCGGCACAAACTCTTGGCACTGCAGCTGGGGCGCTTGCGGCTGGCTCTGTTGCTTTGGGTCCTTTTGGGATTGCCCTTGTTGGTCTTGGTGCCTCATTTTTAGGCTCTGCTATTGATTGGTTGATTGGGAAGAAAACCGAAAAGAAGCCGACGCCGCCAAAAATAATTCCGCCAAAACCGCAACGCAAGGACCTGGCAGGTTCGGTTAAGTCAGCTCCTATGAAAAGCGGTGTTTTTGATTATGCTTCGTTAGACCCTGGGCGGCAGCAGTTGGCACCAAATCCAATTCGTCAAGCGGCTGCAACTAGAATTCTTTCATCACCGACATTCACACAGAAAAATAAAACCACTCCGGCGTTTAGAGGGAGAGTATAATGGCTGACGATATGTCAATGGCAGGTCCTCCTGTACCACCTGGGCCGATGGGTCCACCGCCTTCGATGGGCGCACCTTCTCCTCAGGGCGGTCCAGAGGGGATGCCGACCGTATCAGATTTGAACAACGTGCTGATGAATGTTGCTGACGAGTTGCCTCCTCAGGCAATTCAGATGCTTATTAGCACTCTTCAGTCAAAGCTGGCTGAAAAGTCTGAGGGCGCTCCTGCCGGTCCCGGTCCTGTTGGTCCTGGTCCTGGCGGTCCACCGGAAGGTCTACGCGAAGCAGCGATGGCTCGTGCTGGCGGGGGAATGGCGTAGATGCCCGGGTTTGGCTTAAAGCGTTCTTCTGGGCAGCTTGCATCAGACGACCGGACTCAGTTTATGCCAGATCGTGAGCTTTTTATGTCGGACTCTGGGATTGATCCAGAGGTTTTACGAATGATAATGGAGCGCCGACGGCGACAAGGCATGGCTGGAAGGGCGCAAGACATACCTACATATGCGCCCCCGGCGCGGCAGGCTGGTTATTCTGGCGCTGTTGGTTCTGAAGACCCTCGGGTTTTAGCTGCTTTGTTGCGAAGAAAGCGCCTTATAGACGAGATTAACGCAAGTAGAGCACCGGACGCTTACTTGGATTTGGAGTACAGCTGATGTCTCAGATAACTGGTGTAATTACAAAAGAGTACTCTGAAAAAGACGTAAAGACGTACAACCCAACAGAGAAAGAGTCTAAGACGGTTGAGTATGTGAGAGATCAATGGCAGGCATCTGAAGATGCAAAGCAGTTGATTATAGAAAACACATGGGTTGGTCTTGCGTTTTACACTGGTCGGCAGTGGGCGCGGTATAACCGGGTGACCCGGCTGCTGACAGAGGACAATCCGCCGCCATGGCGCGTTCGCATGGTGCTGAATTACATACTCCCCACGGTGGAAACGCTTGCTGGGAAGCTAACGGAAAACCGACCAGGGTTTATTGCTGTGCCAGCGTCTGACGATGAGGACGACACAGAGGCAGCTCGTCAATCAGAGCGTCTGCTGATGTTCTTGTGGCACGAGCTTGGGATGCAGCAGAAAATTCATGAGGCCGTTAAGTGGATGGCTGTTAGCGGTACTGCGTTCTTTAAGTGCTGGTGGGACACAGAGCTTGGCGAAAGCTATGAGTTTGACGAGGCTCGTGTTGATGAGACGATTGAGTATCTTCAGGGGCTTGGTGTTGAGGTGCCCGGCCAGACCGAGCAGCGCAAGACGGGGTTGCCTGTTGTTGACGTTTTGTCTCCGCTTGAGGTGGGCTGGGACCCTGGCGCAAAAGACATGGATACTTGCCGGTGGATGATTCATGCGAACATGCTTCACATAGATGAGGTGCGTGACCGTTGGCCAGATAAAGGGAAGTACGTTAAGCCTTCGGTGTCTTCTGAAAGCGAGATGCAGAGTCAGCAGATTTTGCGTGAGTTTTCCAGGAACTCAGCAACGACTGAGAGTCCGCTGATGGACCGGACCATGGTGCTTGAGTACTTTGAGAAGCCAAGTCCGCGACACCCAGAGGGTTACTACGCAATTGTTGCTGGCGACATTGTTTTAGAAGAGCAGGAATTTTTGCCGTACAAAAAGCTGCCATTTATGGTTATGCGGCACAACACTGTTCCTGGCCGGTTAGCTGGTGAGGGAGTGGTTACTCCATTAATCCCAGCGCAGAAAGAGTTGAACAAGTCAGTTAGTCAGCGGATTGAGAACAAGAACTTGCACGCTCAGCCGAAGTGGCGGGCCGAAAAGGGTAGTGTTGATCGGCAGAGTTTTACTGACGAGCCAGGGGAAATTATTTTTTACAACCGAACGGCAGCTCGGCCACCTGAGCCATTGCCGCCACCCCCTCTTTCGCCTGAGCACCGGCTTCTTGAGAAAGAGCAGATTGAGCACATTACGAATCTTAGTGGTATTTCTGATGTGGCTCGTGGCGACATTCCGTCCCAGATAAGCGGGCGTGCAATTGGTTTGATTAGCGACATGGACACTACTCGGCACGGACCATCGGTTCGGGAGCTTGAGCATGCCATTGAGCGAATGGCAGAAATGTGGCTTTGGATGTGGCGTGAGTACATGCCTATTCCTGCAACGATTCAGGTGATTGGAACGAACCATGCGCTTGAGGTGCTTGAGTTTCATGCGTCTCAAATAAAGACGACAAGGGTTCGTGTTCAGTCAAACAGTATGCTTCCCAAGATGGCCAGCTATCGGCGTGAGCAAATCATGCAGATGTATCAGGTTGGCATGCTTGGCAATCCGCAAGACCCAGCTACGTCTGTAAAGGCTCGTAAGCTAATGGAGTTTGGCGAGATTGATTCTATCTATGGAGATGCAAGTAAGGACAGGAACTACGCCAGGGAGGAGAATTATCTCTTGCGAACCGGGCATGTTCCTGACGTTTCTCCATGGGAAGATCACATCACACATATTGATGTGCATCTTGATTTTATGAAGACAGTCGATTTTCGTTTGCTTCCAACGGAGGTTCAGGCGAATATTGAAAGGCATGTGGCATGGCATTACTACGCGGAAAGTCAGCAGAGGCAGGGTGTTCCTTGGTGGCAACCCTATGTGGATGCTGGCGTCGATGGTATGCCACCAGGTGCAATGGACGGTGGACTCGATGTGGGTGAGGGGGGTGTACCCCCGCAGGGAATGGCCCAGCCTCAACCGCAAGGTTCACCGCCAGGTCTTGTTGGCGGCGGAACTCCGGAACTCAATGAAGCCGTTGGCACAAGAGGTCCCGGAGTTGCTGACTACGAGGCTGGGTTTGAAGCTTAATCACGTTAATCGTTTGCTGGCGCGATAGCCAGTACGTGAGGATTTAATGACTGAAGAATATGGCGATACGGGCTATGGCTCCATTGAGGACTCGCAGACCTCTGGCGACTTGACTGGCGATGGCAACGCGGAAACCGGCGAAACAGGTGGGCCTGAGTTAGACGAGAAAGGTAATCCGGCACCTATTCCGTATGAGCGGTTTAAGGAAAGCCGGACGCAGTTGCATGAAGCAAAGAGCAATCTTTCGCGGATGCAGCAAGAAATTGACGCGCTACGTGCGTCGAACCAGCAGCAAGTTGAGTGGAATCAACGAGCATGGGAGCAGCTTCAGCAGCAACAGTCAGCGAGCCAGCAAGGCTATGAGGACCCGCTGTTTGAGCCTGAGTTGTCTGAGAAAAACGTAAAGCGCATTGAGCAGCTTGAGCGGCAGCTTGAGCAGCAGCGTCGAGAGTATGTGCAAAAAACACAGGCTATCGAGATAGCAAACGCTGAACGTCAGATAATGAGCGAGGTTAATGCTGCACGGCAGAAGTATCCTGAGATGCGGGAGGTGGATGTTATTAACGCCATCGCCAACAACCCAGGGGCTTCTGTCATGGCTCTTGCTAAGAGATCTCACGAAAAAGAAGTTGCTGCGTTTGAACAGCGGGTAAAGAAGCGGGGTTACAAGTCTCCCCCTAAGTCATTGCAGCGTGGACGTGGACCGTCTGCGGTAAAGCAAGACTTTGGTACAGACTTAGACGCTGCTGAAGCCGCCGCACGTGCGTTTTTATCAGGTGATTAAAATACGCTAGAGGAATAAAATGGCTATTAGTAACAGTAATATCTCTTCTGGTGCGGTAACAAAAAGTAACTTTGATGCCGTACTTAAAGAATTCTATGAGGGTCCTGTACGGGAGCACCTCAACAACAGCATCCCAATTTTGGAGTATGTTGAAAAATCTAAA